AATATGCACAAGGTCGGCAAAAGCGGGCTGGATGGCGGGCACGATATGGTGGGCGGCGTACCCAAAGCGGCCGCCACGCCGTGGCAGGTCAGCCACGGAACCGAAGGCAGTGTGGCGGCGGTGGATTTAATCCAACGCGCAAAGCCCGAAGACGTAGCCGCCTTTACCGCGCTAACCGCCACCGTGGGTGCGTGTGCACTGGCCGAACAAGCCGCCGATATTTTAGCCGTGCAACTGAACGAGCCGACTTTGACACCTGTGGAAATCTCGCGCCTGCTGGCCGACACCCGCGCCGCCTTGCAGCGTGCTTTGGCCGCCCAGCGCATCTTGGCCATGATGCTGGCGGATGAGGCCAAAGCCGACAAGCTGGCCTATTGCCTGCTGCGGCTGTATCAAACACCGGCAGACAGTGCCGACGACGTGTACCAACGTATCGAAGCGGCCGGACTACTGCCGAAAACCCCTTATCTGGAAACTGCCGCCGCGCTTGCCGAAAGTCTGCGCGATATGGCGCATAAGCTGCAAAAACAGGCGTTTGCAGTCATCAGCCTGAAGCCGCCTTTGGTACAGAAAACCGTTACCCGCGATACCTGCCTGCACCTGCTGGCCTTTGAGTGGTATGGCGACTACGGCCGCTTTGGCGAACTCTTGCGCCTGAATCCGCAAATCCGCCACCCGAATTTTATTGAGAAAGGAGAGGTATTGAATGCCTACGCCCGATAACACCGTTACCCTGCTGATTAATGGCAAAACACACGGGCAATGGACGAATTACGACATCGTTTCCGACCTGCTCACCCCCGCCGACGACTTTTCGGTCACGCTCGGCCGTCCCGTCGATACCAAACCCGATGCGGTGCGGGCGGGCGACAAAGTGGAAGTGCGCGTGGGCGGCGATACGGTATTGAGCGGCCGCATAGACCGCATGCAGACCGTTACCGAAAAAGGCAGCAAAACCTTAACCATACAAGGCCGCGACGATGCGGGCGTGCTATTGGACTGCTCCGCTCCGCTGTTTAACGCGCAAGATATGGACTTAAACCAAATCATCGAAAAAATCGTCAAGCCTTTGGGGCTTGCCAAAATCCGCATCGATGCCGCCAAAACCGACAAAACCCACAAAGTGCAGATCGAGCCGGGCAGCCGCGCGTGGGATGCACTGCTTGAATATGCCGAGGCAAACGGTTTATGGCCGTGGCTGGAGCCGGATGGTACGCTGGTAGTCGGCGGTCCCGATTACACCGCCGCACCGGTGGCAGAACTGGTTTTACGGACCAACGGCCAAAACAACAACATCAAGCGTCTGGAAGTAAACCACGATATGGCCTCGCGGTACAGCGAAGTTACCGTATTGGCGCAAAGCCACAGCGGCAAAAACAACATTAAAGCCACCGCCAAAGACGAATCCGTCAAACTGCACCGCCCCCTAATCGTAACCGAGCCGGATATCGACAGTCAGGCTCAAGCGCAGCGCAAGGCGAAAAAGCGGCTGGCCGACAGCAGGCTGGAAGGCTTAACAATAACCGCCACCGTACAAGGGCACCGCACCGATGACGGCACCTTATGGCAGCCCGGCCAGCGTATCAACGTATTGAGCGAACCGGACGGCATCGACGCGGTGTATTTCTTGATGGCGAGAACCTTCACCGGCGGTCGCGGCCAACCCACCGAAACCGTGCTGACACTGAAAGAGGACGGCGCATGGGTATTAGATGCCGACCCGCCGAAGAAATCGGGCAAAACCCAAAGGCCGTCTGAAAGCCGAAAAGCCAACGGCCAAGCGGCCGCCAAACCGAAAAAACGCCGCCAAGCCAAACAGGCCGGGCAGGAAGTGCAGGTGATTTAAATGGATGCAAAAACCATAGACAACCGTATCCAACGGGCATTTAACGGCATCCGCCAAGCCTTCCGCGGCAAAATCGCCCGCGTCAAAGCAGTCGGCGGCGTGCAGAAAATACAAGTGGAAGGTTTGGAAGGCGAAACCGTGCAGGACTTGGAACACGCCGAAAACTTCGGTTTTACGTCGAACCCGCCCGCAGGCAGCGATTGCGTCGTCGTACCGTTGGGCGGTAAAACCAGCCACGGTATCATCGTCACCACCACCAACGGCGCATACCGCATTACCGGCCTTGCCGAAGGCGAAACGGCGGTTTACAACGCCGACGGTGCCAAGATGGTGTTAAAGAAAGGCCGGATTATCGAAATTGACTGCGAAACGCTGAATATCAAAGCACCGGGCGGCGTGAATATTGACGCGCCCAATGTAGGCTGCACCGCGCAGATTACCGCCGAGGGTCAAATCAACGGCAACGGCGGCATGGCGGTGCAAGGCGGCAGCGGCACATCATTTACCGGCAATGTGCAGATGGTCGGCGATTTGGACACTACCGGCAAACTGACCAATAACGGCAAAAATGTAGGTTCGGATCACAAACACTCCGAAACCAACGGCAGCGAAACCGGCGAAGTGGTGTAAACATCTCTCGAACGGCCTCACGCCTGACATCCATCAAAGCAAACCCCAAGCGTCCTTACCTGAAAATAAAGGTATGGACGCTTTACTTAACCCCGCCACCGGCGACTACCAACTCAACCAATCCGCGCAAGGCATCGAAAATGAAGTCTATGTGCGGCTGGTTACCCCGCTGGGCAGCTACTGGGCCGAACCTGCATTAGGCAGCCGCCTGCACGAATTGCGCCGCATGAAAGATCTGCCGCGCATGGCGGTGCTGGCCAAGCAGTATGCCGAGCAGGCTTTGCAGCCGATTTTAGATGCCCGCCGCGCCCGCCGCATCAATGTGGCCGTCTCTTTGGCACGGCGCGGCTGGCTGCGGCTGGATATTGCGGCGGTGGATGCAAGCGGCCGGAGTTTGAATTTAATCCATGAGGTGCGGCTGGCATGAAAACCAAAAACTTTGAGCAATTGCGCAGCGACTACCTGCGTGATTTGAGCAACCAGCAGCCTGCCGCCCACACCCATCCCGGCAGCGACAATTACGCCCGCGCCACCGCTTTGGCCGCACTGGCCGAGGGGCAATACCAGCATCAAGAGTGGATTTTGCGGCAGGTGTTTGCCGATACGGCGGACACCGCCTATTTGGAGCGCCATTGCGCCATGTATCGCATTTGGCGCAAAGCGGCTGACGCAGCGGCGGGCAGCATCCGCATCAGCGGCGCGCCCAATACCGTGCTGCCTGCCGGGCTGGTGGCTCAAGTTGGCGACACCGCCTACCAAACCACTGCTGCTGGCCAAACCGACGGCAGCGGGCAGGCTGTGTTGGCCTGCCATTGCCTGAGTACCGGTTCTGCCGGAAACCAGCCGGACAACACTCCGGCCAAACTGCAAAGCCCACCTGCCGGCATTGAGGCAGATGCCGTGCTCACCAGCATGGTGGGCGGCACCGATATCGAGAGCGATGCCGCGCTGTTAGACAGGCTGCTGTCGCGTTTGCGCCAGCCGCCCGCCGGCGGCAATGCCTACGACTATTTCCGCTGGGCAATGGACGTACCGGGAGTGGAGGCGGCATTTGTGTATCCGCTGCGGCGCGGCTTGGGCACGGTGGATGTGGCCATCCTCACCGCTTCCGGCCTGCCGTCGCCCGATGTGGTGCGGGCCGTGCAGCAGTATATCGACGAGCGCAGGCCGGTTACCGCCAAAAATGTGCAGGTGATGGCACCGCAGCGTGTGCCGCTCAATGTATCGGTGCGCGTATCGCTGGCCGACGGCTACACCCTGCCTGCGGTTAAGGATGCCGCCGCCCGAGCTTTGTCGGCTTATTTTGCAACCATCAAGCCGGGCGACACCGTCTATAAAAGCCATATCGAGGCGTTGATTAGCGATACCCCGGGCGTGCGCGACCGCGTGCTCGACAGCCCGGCCGCCAACCAAAACGCCACCATCACCCCGCACATCCAATGGCTCGCCTTGGGCACGTTTGAGATGACCCTGTTATGACTTACGCCGACTTGCTCCCACTCTACTATCCGCCCGTCAGCTACGACGTGCGCGCCACCCGGCAGGCCGCCGAGCGGCAGGGGGGGGGCGGCCGCGTCGACGGCGCGCAGGCGCGGCCGGGGCGGGGAGGGGGGG